TCTCCCACGTCAGCTGCTGAGCTGCGCGGTAGCCGTCGACGAATTCGTAGCTGCCCAGATCCGAACGCTTCGTGTGCTGCACGAGCGCCTTGCCAGAGACGCGGTTCATGTCCTCGGCATTGCCAAGGGCCGGATCGAAGTATCCAATCGTCGCCTGAATGTCCTGAATCGCCATCTGCGCGAGCGCGATCGCGCCCTGTGGCAGATCGAGCGGCTCGACCCGATGAGGCATGCCGCCCTCTGGCGCCTTCGGATCGATGTTGTACGGCAAATACGGACGCGACTGCACGTTCGCCTGATTCCAGTCGCCCTCGTAGCCCTTGATCATGGTCTCGGTCACGAGGTACGGCGCCTTCGGCAGGAGCGCGCTGCGCTCGATCATGTCCGATGCGCGTGAGTTGTAGCTGCGCTGCGGGTCTTTGGCGTGGCGAACCAAGGACTGAAACTTCTTACGGCCCTCGATGTTGACGTAACGGCCGGGGCAGCGGACAACCGGAATACGCTTCCAGTCGTAGTAGTACGGGCCTTCGAGCACGTTCGATCCATCGACCTTGACCCACATGACCTGCCACACCACCGTGGGGCGGATCATCTTGTTACCCTGCTTATCCTTCGCGATGCGGGTCACGCCGTGCTTCTCGTACGTGATCCCGTGTTCATCGAAATGTGCTTCCTGCGCACGAAGGTCCGCGTCGTAGTCAACAACGGCGCCGTCGGTCAGCTTCGCGATCTTCTTCTCGCGCGGTACGCGCTCGAAGTATTCCGCGATTCGCACCTCTTTGTCAGTGAACCAACCATAGCTGTCACGCGACAGGTTGAAGCTGACTCCGTTCTCATCCTTGTAGAGGGCGTGATAGATCTCTTCCGAGACACGCTCGGCCACGATGCAACGGTTCGCGTCTCCGCCGCACGGGTCCGCGCACTGCGGATCCCAGATCACGGTCTGTGGGTTCGAGATATTGATGATGCGCAACACCTGATCGAACGCGCCATCACCGTCATCCTGCATGTAAGTCGGCATGATGCGCCACGCGCCAAAGCCGCCGGCCACCGCGTACTTGTACTGCTCCATGTAGATATCGGCGGCGCGAGAACATTGCTCGATCGAACGGCACAAGCCGCCAAAGATCTCAGCAACGGGGTCGCTCGCGCCGTCACTAGCAGGGCGAACCTTCCCGGCAGGGCGTGTTTGCCGCATATCGGCAATCACAATGTTCACCGGCTGGAGGCACCGGTTGAACGTGTAGCTCGGCTTACCGCGGCGATTCTGGAGGACGACCGGATCCCACTGCCCCATCGCTTCGGCGTTGTAGACGAAGTTCAGGTCTTCCGAGTGCATGCGGCGGTTCTCTTCCCACGCGCCGACGCCGTCCTCATAGAAGTTGAGAATGCGATCAATGAGAGCGCCGTGATCGGCGATCTTAAAGCCGGGATGATCAGGCAACGGCCCGGACTCGCCGGGCACGTCACCAATCAGATCCCAGTTATCGCCGCTATTGCCGGACATGACTTACGTCGGCATTTCGTCCAGAATCGCGCGCTGGCCGTCGCCAACAAACGCACCGCCCCAAGTGTTGGGCGGGACGTAGATCGGAGCACCAGCCTGATCCTTCCACTCGAAGATCGGCTTGCCATCTTTGGTCTTGCGTCCGGTCTCTTTCAGTTCCTGATATCGGATCCGAAGCTGGTTACGGATGGACTCGTTCTTGAAGTCGAGACTCTTGACCTTGCCTTTACGCTCGACCACGAGGTTGTGCATCCCCGCGTTGATGTGCACGGTATAAGTTCCGAGTCGGAGTTTCTTCCCGGCGCCGTCGATGAGCCGCGCGTCGCGGTCCTGATCGAGTTCATCGACAGGTCGCCCTTCATAATCGACGTGCTTGTCGAACTTCCAGTCGGTGCCCGCGGTCACAACGTTACCTTCGGTACGCGTGACACTCTGTGCCGTCTGCTGACGCAGCCGCAACCCTTCACTATGCTGCAGCTTCAATTTAATACTCATGCCTTCACCTCTCTGAGTGCTCGTGCGATCAAAAACCGTTTCATCTCTTCCTCTTTGCCCTGTATGAGCGGTCGAAGCGCCGCTCGCTTAGACGGAACGCCCCACACCACCAGTCGTCCGCTCAAGTCAACAAGCAGGCACTGGCCGTGGCGTTTGAATTCTTCATCGATCGCGGCAACCGATATCAGCCCGTCCATATGCCGCCGGGTGTTGCCATCGATGGATCCCACGCGTGCCACGGGACTCCGGTTTCGCCTTCGGGGGGTACCTTCGCGTGCTGAAACCCGCTCATAGCGTTGTATCGCATGGCGTCCATGAGGTGATCATTTTTCTTGATGATCTCGCCCTTCTCGTCGCGGCGATACAAGCGTACCTCTTTCGTCCAGTGAATGAGCGTGTTAAAGATCCGTAACTTCTGCGTCGAGAGCATGTCCCAACAAGTTAGAAGCCCCGACCGCACTGCGTTGTCGGCTTTATAAACGTTCAGGCCGAGGTTGCGATACGCCTCGATCAACAGTTCACCGTCCGGGCCGCGCGCTTTCTCGGCGGCTGGGTCAATGACTCCGGGCACCCACTTCCCGCGCAGATTGATCGCGGCAACGTGAATCGCCGGATGCTCCTGCCCGAGGTAGTACTCGTCGTACGCCGCCGCGGGGTAGCGGGTGCTACCGTCGCGATCAACGTACGGATGGTCGACATCCCACGCGAACCAGATCACCGCGGTACAGTTCCAACCCGGGTCCATGCCGTAGCTGCGAGGCCAGTGCGCCGGAATCTCGAATGGCGAGATCAGCATCTGCGCCTCGGCGATCGGATAGATCGCTCCGACGCCGTGCCCGGGAATGCCGCTCTTACGAGCCTGCAACTCGTAAGGCGCGACGCCACGCAGAATCTTGCGCTTCTCTTCCTCGGTCAAATGTGGCACGTCGTCCATATCTAAGAACGTGGCGACACGACTTCCCTCACTCATCGATCACCATGTCGTAGTCTTCCTGTTCATGATCCCACTCACGCTTCTTCAACAGATCATGCGCCGGATTCAGATCTGGCATGAAGCTGATCATCAGCTCCGAGATGCCGAGCAACGGCGTCTCGGTTAACACCAACGAACCATTCTTCTCGCCCGGGCTCGTGCTCATTAGACGCAGCGAGCATTCGGTATAGATCTCTATTTTTGGTTCTTCGTCAGGGTGAATCAGATCCTGCTGAGTGCCCTGAAACGCCTGACGTCCTTGGTCATAAGACTTGAACATCAGCGTCGACACGCCGTCGTAGATGCCGTTCGTGTGGTGGTGTACGTGCACCGACTCGAACGCGTTCGCGATCCCGTGCTTCGTGGTCGGATCACCAGCGAACAAATCGATCGGGATCATGCCCGTACCGAACAGTTGCGGCACGCCCGGCTCACCGCAAAACTTCTCTTGCAGGATGTCGCGGACGTTCTTCGCCGTGTCGGTCGCGACCCATGCGCCGATCGGTCGGTCGAATCGCCGACCCTCCCACCAATCCGGATAGAGCCCTGTCAGGTGGAGTGTGTCTTCGTACGTGCCACAGTGAGTCTTGCCGGTTCGGTTACCGCCGAAGAGACCGCGCTCGTCATACTCCGCGCCGAGTCTGAAGTGGCGCATCTGCTTCGGGTACGCCGCGCGGATCTCCGGCGTCTTAAACCAAGTCGCTATTGTCGTGCGGCCGTGCCAGTACAGCCGGCTGCGCCAATCCCGCTCCTGAAGCAACTGCTGCGGCGGTGTCAGGCGATCCCACACCTCGATTAGCTCTTGCAGCTGTCTCAAGTCGGTCTTGTTGATCAAGCGATCGCTTAATGCTTGATAGGATCTGGGTAAGTCCTGCACGCATCTGCTCCGGGTTTATAGATGGTCGGTCAGCCAGACCCGTCTTGGCGCCGAATTCAGTGAATTTGCTCTGGGACATCGCCAAACCAACGCGGTCGTTGCCATTGGCGCGAGATTCCATCGACCAGAGCTGCACTTGATCGACTTTCAGTCGTGCGGTTTCGTACCGCGCCTGAAAATCTACGTCAGATGCCTTCAAATCGATCACATGCTCGGGCTGACAGCCAACAATCTTCGCCGCCGCGAGCATATCGCCGCCCGTGTTGATCCACGCGGCCAGTAACTGTGTCTTTTTGTCGTCGGTCCACTCGAATTTTGCGTTCGCGAGCGGGTTCACGAAGGGCTGTGGGCTCGTTAGCTCTGCCGCGAGCGTCACCACCGAGTAAACCGGCGGTTTTCCCTCGCCTATGCGCTTGCAGTCAACGCAGATGGCGGGGTTCGAGCAGTATCGAGCCGCGACATGCCCCTGTAAACACTGACTCACACCATCGAAGTAGTGCGACCAGCCGTGTTTCTCGGCCTCTTCCTTCGAAACAGGGCGCTTTGCCGGCGCGTTGTAGAAATCCGGGCGCCCGTCGATGACCGAGTCACAGACAGTGCGCGCAAACTCCGCTTTCCCGCTGTGCTTTCTCACGCTCGGTGCCAGTCCTCGGCGCCCGACATCCAGTTCCCATTACGGTCATAGCCGGCCGATTGTTGGAATAAGAGGCATTCGTTCAGTGACTCGTCCGGATCGATGCTGTATATGGCCTTCTGCCAAATAAACGCCAACGTCCCAATTCCAGAGAATCCAACTCTGTCAAAATCCACGAGCGTAATGTTACGGAAGCTGAATTCGATCACGTCGCCCGGCTTCACGGTCATCGGAATGATGAGCCCAGTCTCAGGCCCGTCCTCGAAGTAGAGTGTCTTGTCCGTAAGCTTGCTCTTTCCGAACTTCATCGCGGTCTTACCATCGGGTCCGAGCACTGGTGCGCCGCCATCGATCTGCTGCTTGAACGCGACCTTACGGCGCTGGCGCCGGCCGTAGCCTACCCCGATCACGACGCCCTTCTGAATCTCGATGCCGGGCGTAGCGAGAATCGGGTGCACGTACGGCAGCGGCTTCACTAGCACGCGATCTTGAAGCACGTGCGTGTTCCGCGCTACATTTTCAAGCTCTTCGGTGAGGATCATGCGGTCTCCACAGCATCGACGTCTGTGTCGTGCATCATCCGTACTTTACGTCCGACGCCATAGTCAGTGTCCATGCCCGCGGTCGCCGCGAACGTCACGATGTCGCCAACCTTACATTCCATCGGGGCGCGGCCGCCGAACGGCAACATACGGCCCGGACCCGTGGCAGTCACCTCGCCACGCAGCGTGCGCTGCCAGTCTGGCAGTTTGATTCGCAGGTCCGAGGCCGGGGTATCAATCAGCGCGACGACAATGAAGTCATCTAGCAACTGTTGTCGAAACTCAACACTCATGCATCTCACCTCATGGTTGGTCTGGCTGGCACGGATGGGATCGAACCATCGACCCTTTGCTTAACAGGCAAGCGCTCTACCGCTGAGCTACGCGCCAAAGATGGTGCCTCCGGCATGGAATCGAACCCGCGAATGGCTGCTTACAAGGCAGCTGCTGTGCCACTGAGCCACAGAGGCGAAATGGTCAGAGTACGTGGAGTCGAACCACGGCCGCCTGCTTCCAAAGCAGGTACGCTACCGTAACGCTTTACTCTGGATGGTGGGCCGACAAGGAATCGAACCTTGCGGGAGAAAACCTCGGCAGGGTTACAGCCTGCCCCGTCTCCATAGCGGTCTATCGTCCCACACTGACAAGCCGATCCGGTTGTCTCACCGGAGACAGCCTCTAAAGGCTGCCGCTCACTGTCGGTGTAGACACCAGCTCGAAAATTGTTTCGTACGTCTGCCCGAACGCAATAGCGGTCACAGAGTCAACCGCCTTCCAGACGAGTTTCAGTTTGCAGATCTGCGATCCCTGATACGGATACGTCATCTGCATCAGCGTAGCGGATAGCTGCAGAAGCCACGGCGTCGGACTACCAGAAGAGAACGCGGGATACGTATAACTCGTAGTGCTCGCACCCAAAGGGTTCAGCGTCAACGGCCCGTTATCCATCTGAACGCTGTTGGTCAGATCATCCAACTCAACGCGAATCGACGTCGGCACCACCGGCACGCGATTGCGATCGAGAAACGTCAGCGGCACCCATGTCTCTTCCCCATCAAATGTCTGCTGCTGCAGATAGGGAAGGTTGGACGAGCCCTGTAGGGCTCGGTTGCCGATGATCAGACCCATTTACCGGAGCCCGCGAAGTTTGCGCTCGCCGCTTGTTCCCTTGAATTCACGCGGATGCTTGCCTGAGAGCACATGCTTGCCGCGCGCGTGCACGGCATTGTGTTCTTTGGTTGTGATGCGGCCATTCACCCAGTCATCGGTCGCGCTACGCATCGAACTTTTGGCAGATGCCTTCATGATCTGATGCGACGTCGGCGCCTTGTACGAAGGCAGCTCACCGTGCTGCTGGCCGTGGTTGGTGACAGAGCCTTCCCCGTGCGTAACACGATGCCCGCGGTGAGTCGTCTTCGGTTTGACCGCGCGCTTTCTGTCGGAGCCGCGAGTCTCGTTGCCAAGTTCGGCAATCAATGAACCTGATTTAGCCACCGACGCCTCCCTGACCGCCTGTCACTTCGAGCGAGCTAGTCGCATACGCGGCATTGCCAATGAACTGCAGCCACGCCCCGATGCCTTCGATGTACAGTGTTTGTCCTGCATTAACACCGAGCTGGTTCGGTATCGGAGCGCCGAGCGCAATAGCTGCCGGCGCTGACGGCGCGGCGGCCGGCGGCGGCGGCCCCCACTTAATAAACCCTGAAACGCCAGTAGGCGCACCCGCAGCTCCGAGAGCGCGAATACGCCAAGACGTGACGCCAACTTGGCGTCCATCAATGGTCACTGCCGCAGAGCTGTCCACCGAGTAGGTGGCCGTCTTCGGCTGAAAAGTTGTGTCGATGCTCATCTGTAGCTACTCCGCTTACCGCGGCACCACTCGTTGATGATGTCGCCTTGATCGACGTGTCGCACTTCCTTACGCTCTTTCTGCTTGTGCGGCGCCTGCCGGTCCGCCACGTTCACGCCCGGGCGCGGGCCGCTCTTGTGCGCACTCTTCGCCTTCGCGGCATTCTCGTGATCTCCGCCACCATGACTCTTGCGCGGACCATCAACGTGCTTGTGCGCCTGACCCTTATGAAGCTTTTTCTTAAACTCCGGGCCGTGCGCTGTTGTATTCCCGCGCTTGCCGCGGGCTGCTGCGTCACCAATCATCGGTAGTCCTTCCTCTCTCCGCGAGCCCACTTACTCACCTTCTCATGGTTGAGATGGCTGGACTTGTGCCCACTCTTCGCCGCGGCGCGGCGTTGGTTGCTATATGCGATGGCGACCGCCTGTTTCACCGACTTGACGTGCGGGCTTGAACCCACCTCATGAACCAGCGTCTTGATGTTGGCGTTGCGCGCCTTTTTGCTGGATGACTTGATCAGTGGCATAGCGATCACCTCAAAAGATGGACCGCGCCCGAGTTAGGGCGCGGTCTTTTTTCGACTAACGGTCATGGATAGCCTGATCACCCATCGGATCTTTTCCGTCGCCGTTTTTTACGGCTTTCTTATAGATCGCAGATGCAGCCGCGTTCAGTCCGTCTTCGCCACCGCCGTTGCTATCGCGCTTGCCGGAAGCAATCGTACGCTCAGCCACGCCATCGTGGTCTTCGCCATAAGTATTATCTACACCAGCCCGACGCCCGCGAACATACTCTTCGTTGCCGCTGATATCGGAGGCTCTTTCTCGTTTAGCCATTGAGTTTTTCCTCTGTTAAATCGCGGCTTACTGCACGCGAGTAAATGTAACGGTGGTGGCACTGGTAACAGTGACAACATACCGAGTTACAACCGGGGCATTCGGAGCACCAAGCGCCAAGTTGCCCGCTGTCATGCCAGCGTTTACCGCTGCGATAGTGACGCCCGTGCCGCCCGCTAAAGTGCTGGCAGCGGTAGTGCCCTGATTAGATACTGACACGGTCCACGACACGTTAAACAGGTTCGGAACGCCAAGGGGCGGCACCGCACCCAACGCTGACGCAAACCCGCCAACATTCGCCTTATACGCCGTAGCGACTGCATTCTGTAACGCAGCGAGAATGTTGACCGCTGTATCTGTCGTGTAAGTCTGTGCGGCGGCCGCACCATTACCTACAGCGATCATAATCTCTTGCGCGCCGGTAAGCTGAGCGGCCGTCAACGTTCCTGTCGCTGTCGGGCCGTTCACTGCCTGAGATTCAGGAAGCGCGTTAATGCCATTATAGAAGTCGTCTCGGAAGACGCCAAGATTAGTCATGTTATTTTCCTCGCGCTCTCAGGCGCTTTTCGTTCATCGTCGCCGCCTCGTGGCGGATTATCAGATTTTCAAATAACAAACTACGCCAGCATACTCACAATTGTAGGCGTGTTTTGGAACAACTCCAATAGAGCGCCGCGGGCTAGCCGGCATCGTAATCTGGATCGCGCGGTGCGCGAGCAGATAACGAATAGCTGCCGCTTCGCCGATCGAGAGTATCAGTAGCAAGAGCGCTACGTATACGTTAACTGTTCCGCCGCGCTGATAGCGCATCATTTTACCTCACTCCTTAAGTGGCAAACAGCCCAAAGGATTTAAGCGTAGCAATAATCTGTGCAACCGCCGTAGAGGTTTGTAATAGCGTGGCAGTCGCGCCGGGAAAATTATTGACCGCTGCGCCACCAGTTGGAGTTCCCCAACCTGCGAGTGCAGCCTGAAGAATTTCCACGCTCGACGTCCACGTGCCCGGCGACCCTGCCACGGTACAAATGGCAAACGGCGGAGAGCCGGGAGCTGCACCAGTTAAAATGCATAGGTCGCCTTGAGCCCATGCGTTTGAGGATGGAGCGACGGACCCCCACGTTATCTTGTTCACGCCATTCACGGCGTACATCCAATTTCCGTTCGGGTTCGTCAATGCCGCGGGATTAACTCTGACGCCGCCTACGTTCGCGGGCGATCCGCCATTGATCAGAGATGTGCCAGCTTGAATCGTGGCGCTCATAGCGGTGCCTGCGTCCGAGAGCAGCACCCGCGTATGATTACCGAAGTGTTCTTCCGTTAATGAACCGCTCGCGTTGCGATAGCGGTAAAAAATGTTGGCGCCGCCCGCGGCGGCGTCCTGCCACCAAAGCGCCGGTTCGGTGGAGCTACTAAACGCGGTGCGGTGCGAAAAAGACGCATTTGGGTAAACTGCGCCGGGGAAAGTATTACCTTCCACGTCACAATCGATATGCATCCCCGAGTTGCCCGGAGTATCGAGCTGATACGGTCGACCGAAGCCTTCAATAACGCCGCCGTGAAACACGGAGCCTACGTTATCAGAGTTGCCGTCTTCCCAAATTCCCGTGCTGACTGCGGTCAATGTTCCGCTGGATGTATATGCCGAGAATGCGCTAGAGTTGATGTTGACCGTAATTGTCCAAGCACCCGAAGCTCCACCAAGAGCTGTGACGATTCCAAAGAGTCCGTTGATCTGCGTCATCCCATTGACGCCAGATATTTGGACTATCTCGTTCAGAATGAAAGGATTGGTTGCGGAAACAGTGTTAACAGTGATAACAGCCGAGGCGGCCTGTGTGATACCCGTGATACTAGCGGTCAGCGCTGTCGGCGGCCCAATCAGCTGACAGCCAAGGAAAGTAAGCGTCGTCCATTTCTTGTTTCCGGTAGAGTTTTGAAAATTGAACCCGTAATCGAAACCCTGTCCGTAACAATTATGTGCATTGAACAATCCGGAGAACGCGCCCGCACTGTTCGCGTTAAAGTTCATGTAAGTGCTAGCGGTGCCGGGGGCGCCCGTGTAGCTGGCCGCTACGCGACGCATATCCTGTTGCTGGGCCGCGTTTCCAAAACGGAACGCTGTGGATCCGTTACCACTTACAATTACAAAAAAGTCACGTAGAGAAGCGAAGCTACCGCTAGATGTTAGATTACCGCCGGAACTATACGCTCCGAAAGCACTGGAGTTTATATTGACCGTTATCGTCCACGCTCCCGTGACTCCTCCCAAAGCCACGATAACACAACCCAGCCCGTTGATCTGCGTCATCCCGAGAACGTTACTTGGTATAACCGTAGAGCCGAGCGTGAAGGGGTTGACTCCGCCGCCCTGATTGACGGTGATGACGGCCTGTGCGGCTTGAGTGATGCCAGTGATCGGCGGAAAAAGTCCGTAGGCGTCGATCGCTATGCCGGCGCTAGCTGGGTAATTAAAGTTGGTGTACGGCAACCCAGCGCCAGTTAACTGCGCGCCGTAAGGAATCACGAGCCCCGTTGCGCCCACACCTAGATTATAGTTACCAACAGGTACATACGCCTGCACGGCGCCGGGCGTGTTACTGGCGCTCTGATTGATCGCGCTCTGAATCGCCAGCAAATCCACTGCCGCGTTATTGAGACCCAACGTACCATACCGAAAAGCGTGTCCCGGTAGATATTTGGTGTTTACGATATTACCAGCGACCGACCCGATAACAATGCCCGCCGCTATTTCAGCGGCGCTTCTCTCGAAACCGGGCTGCGCGCCAGCAGTAGCGACAATCTGCCAAGAAACACCGTTGAACTGCAGCAGCACAGGGCCGAGAGAAGAAAACTCTCCGCCGGTTAGCGTGGATCCGTTTGCACGGACTACCGCATTCGTGCCGGCGGGGGTTGTGATGGTTACAGCGCCTGTGTTAGTGAACGCAGGCGTAAATCTAATCAACGTTCCATTCGTCAGCGGATTAGGCAAACCGGTAGGCGAGATATTAGCGACGTTGACGACCCCGGCGTCTGTCCCGTTGAAAATTACGTTAGGAGTAGCGACTCCAACCTGATTGTCAACCGCATTCAACCACGCCGCTATTACCGGCGGCCCAATAAAATCCTGATAGTTTTGAAGAGTGCCAAGTACGCCACTCACGACTGAACACCCGGAAGCATGACGCCGGGCATCGCGAAACCGGGAATAAACGCTGTGCTTTGGTTGAGAGACATTTCACCACTAGAAGCCTTAGCGTTTACAGTTCGCGCGTCTCGACGCGGATAGACAGCCGTGTTCAGATCCGATTCACCATCTGATGCGTTCGCCTTCAACGGAACGATCCAACCCGTCTGCCCTGCGACACCACCACCCACAGGCGTAATAGCTCCGCCGTTCGCACCCCAAAGATCGCCCCCTTTCCCGGCGCGTGCTACCACGTTCCGTATCGGAGTCAATGTTTGACCGCCAGAAGCTACGCCGGCCATCTACTTCGCTTTCGATCCAAACGCGCTGGATGTCATTGGAAGCGCCGCGAGATCCACACATTTCGCCACGAACTGTACGTCCGGGCCGGCTTGCGCACATGGTCAATAACCATCGTCGCGAACTTCGGACACGACTGCTCGGTCAAATTGTGCTCCGTATCTCCCATGAGTACCACGGGTTCATCGACGGGATTGCCGTTGATAAAGGCCATGACAATGATCGCGTAGATCGGACTCATAATCAGTTTCCTGTGTAGACCGGCGGGTTCGCCACATTGAGTGTACTACCGATACCGATCGGCAATGACACAACATTCGCGGCTGGTATAGTCTGCGGGCCCGCGCCGCCGTTGGCTGGCGTGAGCGATCCTTGTCCGTACGTAGACTGATTCAAGAGAAGCTGGCCGCGCGAGAGCTGCGCCATCAACGAGTCAACCCCGGGCGGCCCGGCCGCGTTGGTCGGATGTGTATGCAGCGGAATATTACCGCGCGCCATCGCGTCGTGCGACAACGGCGCGTTGACAGTCTGTCCGGGTCCGGCCTGCGGGGCCGGCACGTGCGCGCCGCTTGGCGTATACTGAGATGCCTGCGGGTTACCCTGCATCGAGGTACCGACCGGAGCGGCGCCGGGCTGACCTACGCCGTCACCCGCAGACTGTGTGAGATCACCAACTGGATAAAGGTTTGTCACGTCTTAGCCGCCGTACTGCACAAGCGATCCGAGCGTCGGCGGCGTGCCGCCGGTTGCGTTGGATGTGGTTGGGAACTGGAGAGCTGGAGCGCCTGTTGGCGCGTTCGCAGGTAACTGATCTCCACAGCCTTGACCAACGCCTTGTTCCTGACTGTGGCCGCCCGCGCCCAAACCCGAACCGCCGTTCGACTCCGCGTGCGCGCTACCTCCATTTTGCACGAACACGGCACTGACACCGTTGTCCACGTCAACGAGTCCGTCCATCACAGTACGGCCCGCGGTCGGGTGATGCTTCTGGCCGTAGTTGGTCATCAGCGCATTGATCGGCAGAAGCCCTGCTGAGATAGCAGCGAGAACCGACATGTTGGGCGGGATCCCCGGGAGAGTTGCCTGCGCGGCGTTGCCCGGAGCAGTGCCCTGAAACGGGGTCGTATTGAGCGGCGTGCCGCCCGGCGTACCAAAAATTGTCATGTGTTGTGCTGCTTTCTTCCGTGTTCTTGGGCGCCATTGGATTGAGCCGCAAGAACAGATAAACCGTTACCCGAGATTTTACTGCCGAGAAGTTGGCCGTTTCCCATAAAAACTATAGAAGCCACGTTCTTATTGATCGGGTCGTTATCGCTACCATCCATAGGGACCGGCGGCGTGTTGAAATTAGGGGTCGCCATCAACCCGCAAATACCGGCTGACCGGCGGTACCGAACGGCGCCAAAGTGCTCGCGAGCGTTGCGCCCGAAACCGGACACGAGGTTAATGTCTCGGTGTTGACCGGCACAGGGCCGTTTGTGAGTCCTGCGTTCGCGCCACCCAAACTGCCGCCGCTCACGAAGATCTCATTATTGATCGCACCGTTACCAGCCGGGTTAGCGGCAATATTTGGTACAGCGACACCCGCGTTGACTTGGTTACCGGCACCGTTCGACATGATGTCATCGAGTGCGGTCGGATTGTTTGGTCCAACACTGACGCCATTAACCGAGCCCAGATACAGGTTTCGCGGCAAGATTCCGCGGCTCATTGCTTCGAGTATCGGCATCGTAGTTGGAAGCTGCAGCACCGCAGTGCCCCCGTTCGCGCCGTTCTGTGCCCCGAAGCTGGGGCTGATCGGCTGTCCTGTCACGACACCGCCATTTGATCCATAGATCGTCATTATTTTAGCTCCCGCCGTACTGGATTGGAGAGAGCAACGACACAGAGCCGCTATTGATGACCTGTTTCGGATCGATCACCGCGGTGCTGTCGAAGCCGGCATCGAACGTGCCCGGAGACGTGTTGTTGCTCGCATAGCTCGCGTTCACAGTCCCACCGCCCGCGCCGACGCCGTTCAATCCGTTGGTGCCGTTCTGGCTCGGGCCTTGACTGATCGCTTGCATTAGCGTCGGGTTACCCTGCGCCGCCTGAATACTGGCCGCGTTGCCGCCGAAGTAGCTGTTATTCGCCACGACCTGATTCAGCGAGATCTCTCCACGCGAGACCGCGGCCATCACGGACTCGAAACCCGCATTGAAGGCTGGCGGCAGCGTGGCTCCGCCCTGACCCGGCGGCTGACCTACCTGCCCGGGCGCGAAAGGTTGTACGCCGGTCGGCTGACCGGCTGTTGGCTGAGCGCCGGAAGCGGCGCCGAAATTACCCCACGTCATTTTGATTTATGCTCTGCGTCATTCGGCGACGCGCTCCGCTCACCGGAGATTTTCAGTTGATCGTTTCGATCGTGGACTCAGCGTCACTGGCGCCCGCGGCCATGACCAATGCGCTCGCTGTTGCGCGGCAGGCCCCTACAAGATCGATCGCGGGTCCGCCTCTGTTTTGGGTGAGGGCCACTGTGACCTGTTCGCCGGTATCGACGTTCAGGAGAACGAATGTGGCCGTGTAATCTGTCTCGCGCTCAGCGAGATCGGTATTGGTAACGCGCCACCGGGTCTTCATACGGTGCGTTTCCCGATGATCAGCTCATCGACCGTCAGCTGCACGCTGCGGTGAAGCCCGAACGTGT